ATGAGCCGCCTTCCGCAGCCCTTCAAGCGTCCCGGATCAGCGAACTTCTATCTCCGCATTCAGGTGCCGCCGGACCTCAAGAAGATGTATCCGGCCTCCGGGCAGGTGTGGCGCAGCCTTGGCACTCCCTCCCCCGCTGAAGCCAAGCGACGGGCACCGGCAGCCCTTGAGGCGATCTACGCGGAGTTCGATGCGAAACGGCAGTTGCGGCCTCCCACGGATGGCGATGTTCAGGACATCGCTTGGGCTCGCTACGCCTATCTGGTCGAGCGGGATGAGCTGCTTCGGGAGAAGACCTACACCGAGGACGAGCTGGATGAGATGTGGCAGGCCATCGTCGCCAAATACGGAGACGAGGATTACGTCGCCTACAAGGAATTCGAACGTCTCGTTGAGCGCCGGAAGAAATACGATGCAGCTCGCCTCGCACGCACAAAGGAGCTGAAGAGCCCGGACCCCAATCGGACGGTCCGGATGGTTGCGCCTCAGGTCGAGGATGCCGTCGCGAAGCGGGGCCTCAAGGCTCCTAAGGGGACGGCGGATTTTCGGCGGATCGCTTCCGCAATCCAGCGTGCAGAGCTTGAGGCGTTCAAGCGAGCTGATGAGCGCGATCAAGGCGAATGGGGTGGGACACCGACAGACCCCCTTGTCCGCCCTCCCTCGACGTCTGCCCCCAGGACGGCTCCGGATGGCGACAGGCTGATGGATCACTTCGCGAAGTTTCAGCAGCAGCAAGGCAGTCAGCACCGGCCCGACACGCTGAACCAAAACCGACAGATTGTCCGGCTCTTTTCCGAGAGCGTGGGAGAGGCCAAGCCTGTCGAGCAACTGACCAAGCTGGACGTTGCCCGCTGGCGGGATCAGTTGCTCAAATTCCCAACTAAGGCTCAGCAGGTGCGGGAACTGCGCAGCCTGAAGTTTCCGCAGGTCGTGAAGAAGAACGAGGCGCTTGGCCGGGCCACTCTCGACCCCAAGACGGTCAATAAGTATCTCAGCGCCCTCGCCCCGTTTGCGCGGTGGCTCTCGTCCAACGGCTATGTCCCGACGCTGATCCTCACCGACGAAATGTATCTTACCGTCGATAGGGAGAAGCGGGGGCGCGATCCCTTCAGCGATGATCAGTTGAAGCGCCTGTTCGCCAGTCCGCTGTTCCACATGTGCCAAGGCGACAGGAAGGAGCATATCCCGGGCAATGTCGCGATCCGAGATTGGCGCTACTGGATTCCCTTGGTTGCTCTGTTCTCCGGGATGCGGCTAGGCGAGATAGCGCAGCTTCTGGTCAGCGATGTTCGCGACATGCACGGCCAATGGACGTTTCACGTCACGGGCGAGGGCGACGATGCGAAGACCGTCAAGACGGCTGGATCGGAGCGCATTGTCCCGATCCATTCCCGGCTGATTGCACTCGGATTTCTCGACTATCTCGGAAATCGGCACCAGAGCGGAGACGCCCGCCTATTCCCTGAGATTAAGCCCGACGCGCGAGGATTCTTCTCTGGCGTGCCGTCAAAGTTCCTGAACGGCTACATGCGCGCGGTGGGCATCAAAACGGGCAGCACGGCCTTCCATAGCCTTCGCCACAACTTCGCTGACCGCCTTCGGGCTGCCGGTTATCTGGACCAAGAGTTTGGCTTCATTCTCGGACACGGCGACCGGTTTGGAATGACAACCGGGCGATATGGAACCCTCACCCAAGGCACTCTCGACATGCGCGTCAAGCTAATCGAGGCGGTCCAATACACCGATATCGCACCCAAAAAGAAAGCATTGCGGGGCTGCCTGTGAGCGTTATACTTGTCACAGCCTGAGTTAATCTTGATTTTGACGTAATTATCCTTCAGTATATGCGCTGTTCCTGTTGTGAGTAACGGCGTTGTCTCGGAAATCATCCAAGCGATCTAAAGTCGATAAGGTCGAAGCGAAGTCGGTCCTCGCTTCTCCCGACGATTTCTTGATGGAGCTTTTTGGGGCAGCGCCGTCCTCTTCTGGAATCAGCGTCACGCCCGCGAAGGCGATGACTTGCCCGCCCGTCCGATGCGCTGTTCAGGCCATCGCTGAAGCCATTGGGCAGCTTCCCGTTCACGTCTATCGCCGCACCAATGGTGGCAAAGAGCGCTCTCAAGATCATTCCGCCTATCGGCTGCTTCACGACGAAGCGAACGACCACATGTCGGCGGCAGATTTCCGCGAACAGCTCACTCGCGACGCCCTGCTTCATGGCAACGGCCTCGCACTCATCAATCGCATCGATGGCAGGCCGATTGAGCTGATCCGGCTAGACCCTGTCTCTGTCGATATCGAGCCCGATGACCTTGGTTCGCCGCGCTACTTCCTCCGGCAAGAGACTCAGCGGCGAGAGATCGCCCGCGCCGATGTCCTGCACATCAAGGCCCCGTCTCTCAACGGCATCTCTGGCGATAGCCCGATCCGGCAGGCTCGCGAGACCATCGGCCTGTTGCTGGCAATCGAGGCTCACGCGGCCCGGCTGTTCAAAAACGGTGCTCGCCCTTCCGGACAGATCGTCCTGCCCAAGAGGGCCGCTCCGGAAACCCGTAAGAACCTCGCTGCCGCATGGCGTCTCGCCCATGGTGGCGAAAACAGCGGCGGCACGGCCCTTCTGGACGATGGCGCGGAATACAAGCCCGTCTCGCTGACGAGTGTCGAAGCCCAGCTCATTGAAGTGTGGAACCGTGCCGTCCTCGACGTGGCGCGCGTGTTCCGCGTGCCGCCTGCGCTCCTGATGGACTACTCCCGGCAGACTTGGACCAATGCAGAGTTCGGCGGGCAGCAGTTCCTGACCTATGCCCTCGCCCGATGGATCAAGGCTTGGGAAGGCGAAATTCGTCTCAAGCTGATCGGCGTCGATGAGCGCGACACGTTCCTCGCTGAGTTTCTGATCGACAACCTTCTAAGGTCCGACCTCGCAGCCCGCGCCGAAGCCTATTCGAAGCTGATCGCCGCTCGCGTCCTCAACCCCAATGAGGCCCGCGCAATGGAAAACCGCGCGCCCTACGCAGGCGGCGACGAGTTCCTGAACCCCCACACGACCTCAGCCCCCAGCGTGCCCAATGTCTGACGCCACCACTCACCGCGCCTTCTTTGGCGACGCGGAATATGCGTTCCGCCTGACGCCCCCGCTGATCATCGAGCTTGAGCGCCTGACAGGCATGGGCATCGGCGGTTTCTGTCAGCGCTTGTTCGCCATGGATTTCCGTCACGCCGACATGCTCGCGACGATCAGGCTTGCCCTCATCGGTGGCGGCATGGCGCATGGCGACGCTGATCGTCTCGTCCGCACCTACGCTGCGGACCATCCCATCATGCACGCCTATCCCCTCGCGGTGGACATTCTCGACCGGCTTTGGGGCGGCCCCCCTGCCGTCGAGACGGATGAGCCGAAGGACGAGACGCAGGAAGTCGCGGAACCCCAGCCGGAAGCCCAGGTCGAAGTCTTCGATCCCCCGGCAGACGACGACCACGCCCGTAGCCTCCGCAATGGCTACGGGGCCTGACATGGAACACCTTGAGATCAAGGCCGCGCTCGGCATCGACGCCGAAGGCACCATCACCGGCACCGCTTGGCCGTTCGGCTCTGCGGATCGCGTTGGCGACATCATCACCAAGGGCGCGTTCGGCTTCAGCGGCGAGCTGCCCATGCTTCTCGCCCATGATCCCGAACAGCCTGTCGGCCTCTGGAATGAGATCACCGAGACAGACGACGGTCTTCAGGTGAAGGGCTCGCTGTTCATCGGTGAAAGTCAGCGCGCCCGCGCCGTGCGCAGCTCAATCCAGAGCGGCCTTCTCACCGGCCTCAGTATCGGCTTCCGGACCAAGGCTGCGACCCAGAGCGGACGCAACCGGATCATCTCGTCCCTCGACCTTCTCGAAATCTCTGTCGTCCGCAATCCGGCCCATCCGAAGGCCCGGATCGCTCACGCCAAAGACGCCACGGCAGCCATCGCCGAGGCCATCAACCGCGCCGCCGTGGCGCTTCGCAAATCCTGAAAGGATCCCCAATGACTGCGCATGTCCGCGCCTTCGAAGGCGCAATCGAGCTGAAGGACGACGGCGACACGCCCGACGCTATCGCCAAGGCTCTCGCCAACTTCAACCAAACCGTCGATGACCGCCTCAAGGCCGTCGAGACGAAGACCGCTGATCGGCTCGACAAGGTCGAAGCCAAGCTCAATCGCCCGGCTGTCCATACCAAGGGCCAGGACGAGACGGACGTCGAGACGAAGGCGTTCAACCGCTTCGTTCGCGCTGGCGTCGAGCGGATGCAGCCGGACGAGGTGAAATCTCTTCGCGTCGCCTCCGATGCCGCAGGCGGCTTTCTCGCCCCGGAGGCTTTCGGGAACGAGCTGATCAAGCTGCTTCGCGAGTTCTCGCCCATCCGGAACTATGCCCGCGTCATCACCGTCGGCGCCTCGTCCATCAAGTATCCGCGCCGCACCGCCTCGACTGCCGCGACGTGGGTTGACGAGACGGCGGATCGCACCGGTTCCGAGCCGGCGTTCGAACAGCTCGAAATTGCCCCCTATGAGCTGGCGACCTTCGTGGACGTGTCGCAGCAGCTTCTGGAAGACAACGCCTACAACCTCGAATCCGAGCTGGCGTCGGACCTTGCCGAGAGCTTCGGCATCACCGAGAGCCTCGCCTTCGTGAAGGGCAACGGCACCGGCAAGCCGCGCGGCATCATGGCCGCGACCGGCATCACCGAAGTGAAGACCGGCAACGCCGCAGCTTTCCCGGCCTCCAACCCCGCCGACGTGCTGATCGGCATGTTCCACAAGCTCGCCAATCCGCATGCCCAGAACGCGGTCTGGATGATGAACCGGAACACGCTCGGCACCGTGCGGACGTGGAAGGACGCCAACGGGCGCTATCTCGTCATGGAGCCGATTTCCAACGGTGCGCCGACGACCCTTCTCGGCCGTCCCATCGTGGAAGCCGTCGATATGGACGACATCGCGGCGAACGCCTTCCCGATCCTGTTCGGTGACCTTCAGGGCTATCGCATCGTGGATCGCGTCTCGCTGTCCATGCTGCGTGATCCCTACTCGCTCGCGACGAAGGGCCAGGTTCGTTTCCACGCCCGCAAGCGCGTCGGCGGCGACCTCACGCACCCGGATCGCTTCGTGAAGCTCAAGGTCGCGGCCTAAGACCATGCGCCTCGCGGATTCAAACCTCATCGTTCGCGTCGAAGGCCAGGAATTCATCCTGCGTCCGACGCTGCGTGCTGCCTACAGGCTTGAGCGTCAGTTTGGCGGCTTCGCCCCGCTGATGCACCAGCTTCTCGACGGCTCGCTGACTGCGATGGCGGCAGTGATCCGCGAGGCGTCGTCCAATCCCTCAGACCTCCCGGCTTTCCTTGAGGGCATTCAGTCCATGCCTCTGCGCACCGGCATCGATCCGTTGCGCACCGTGCTCATCACCTTCGTCTGCGATCTCGCGGGCATCGATCCGGATCAGCAAGACGAGCCTCGCTCGTCCTCACCGATGGAGGCGAAGGACTATCACGAACACCTCTTCAAGATCGGCACGGGTTGGCTCGGCTGGACGCCGGAAGCGACTTGGAACGCCACCATCCCAGAGCTTCGCGCGGCCTATGAAGGCCGTCTCGAAATGCTGAAGGCAATCTTCGGCAGCGAGAAGGACAAGACCGAGACGGTTCCCGAGGAAGACGGCTTGCACGTCCTCAAGGCCATGGTCGCATCCGGCCAGAACAAGGCGTCGTGACCATGCCCATGCGCGCCCCCACTCGCTGCCCGTGTGGCAACCTCATCGCCTATGGCTCCCGCTGCCCATGCCGGCAGACGCAGGACCGCGAACGGAAGGCACGCCACGACGCAACACGTCCCTCTGCCCGTGAGCGCGGCTATGACGGCAAGTGGCAGCGTGAGCGCGAAGCCTACCTCGCGGCTCACCCCTTATGCGTCCGGTGCGGCGAGCCCTCCCGCATCGTTGACCACATCACGCCCCACAAGGGCGACCTCAAGCTCTTCTGGCGTCGCTCCAACTGGCAGCCTCTCTGCGTGCCCTGTCACTCCCGCACCAAGCAGCGAGAGGAGCGACGCACATGATGCCCCGTGCCGATCTCATCCGCGCTGATCGTGCGCTCTGGCGTGCCGTCATCTCTCAGGCGATCAGCGACGCCACGCTTGCTCTTGCCACCGTCAAGCCGGCAGAGCGCCACAGGGCTGTCGCATGGCTCACGTCGAACGGCCCAGACTTTCGGCACGTGTGCGCACTGGCGGACCTTGAGCCTGATCGCGTTCACGCATTCGCCCTCGACGCGATCAGCAAGGGTGACCCCATCCCCGCGCCCAAGCTGCGGCCCGTAGCCGTGAAGACCGTTCGCCAGTCCCCGCCCAAGCAGCCGCCCGTAGCCGTGAAGGCCACTCGCCAGCCCGAACCGAAGTCGGCTCGGGAGCCTAACCCTGACGCCGCTCGCTTCGGTCGAAGGATCGTCGTCGAGTTCGAAGGCACGCGCATAGACCTCATCACCCTTTGCAAAAAGCTCGGCCTCAAGCTGAACACTGTCCGTGATCGCCTGCGACTGGGTTGGTCTATCGAGGATGCGATCTCTCGACCCATCACGAAGCTCACGGGCGAGAACAAGAAGCGCAGGGCAACTGTCGAGTTTGAGGGCGAGAACATCGACCTCATTACCCTCTGTCAGCGTCATGGCATCACGCACACGGCGGTTCGCATGCGGCTCCGGAAGGGATGGAGCCTTCGCGATGCCCTTTTGAGGCCGATGCGCGAGCCCCGGGGTGGGTCGAAACTTCAGGCGAATGAACAGGGACCGGCGGGGGTCCATCCGCACAAGATTGCACCTAATTGGAGTTTTTCAGCATGACCGTTAGCGACCCTACTGGATACGTCGTGCGGCTCGCCAGTGGCGGCCCGCCCATGACCGTTGAGGGCTTCAACGTTGCCAAGAAAACGGCAGACGTCGCTTGGGTGGATCAGCTTGGCCGCATCCAGCATGCGACGTTCCCTGAAGTCTGCCTGCGCATCGTGAAGGTGAGGCCGGCATGACCGTTTCCCTCGCCAGCATGAAGGACCATCTCGGCATCACCGAGGACCACGACGACGCGCTGATTTCCGAGAAGATCGCGGTAGCGACGGCCTTCATCGAAGCCCAGATCGGCAAGCCCTTCGCTGAATTCGACCCTGTTCCGGCCCCGCTTCTTGAGGCAGTGCGACAGGTCGCGGCGCACCTCTATGAGAACCGGGAGGCGACGATCATCGACGCGTCGGTTCGCGAGATGCCCTTCGGCGTCGAGCAACTGATCGGCCCCTATGTCGAGTGGGTGGTGTGATGTCGGATCAGCTCGCCCGCCTGAACCGTCGTCTTGCTGCGATCCCGGTGGCAGTCCGCGAGGCTGTGAAGCCTGCGCTCGAAACCTCTGCGAACGAGATGGCGGAGGCGATGCGCAAGCTCGCCCCGGAGGACACCGGAGCGCTGAAGGACAGCATCACGGTCACTCCGGGAGGCGCGACGACGCCCGCCTACAGTCAGCCAGGCGGATCGCAGAAGGTGCCAGAGAACGCGGTGGCGATCACCGCCGGCAACAGCGATGTGCGCTATCCGCATCTGGTCGAATACGGCACCGAGCACACCCCGCCGCAGTCGTTCTTCTGGTCTGCCTTCCGGCTCTATCGCCAGCGTGCGCAGCGCCGCATCAACCGGGCCATCGGCAAAGCCGTGCGGGAGGGCTGGACGAAATGAGCGTCGAGCCGAGCCTTGCCATTCAGCGCGCTATTCGTGCCCGGCTGATCGCTGATCCCGCCGTGACGGCTCTTGTCCCGGCAGAGCGCATCTTCGATGGCCGTTGGCGCACCGAACAGCTTCCCTGCGTCGTTATCGGCGAGGGCAGCGTCAACTATTCGAACGAGTATGAGAGCTTCCATGACGAAGCCTATCTCGACGTTCATGTCTGGGTTCGCGAGGAAGGGTTTGAGCTTGCCAAGGAGATCACCGGGGCCATTCGTGCCTCGCTGAAGCAGGCCCCTTGGACCGCCGAAGGCCATATCGTTTGCGGCGTCACCGTCTCGAAAGCCCGCTTCATCCGGGGCAAGGACGCGGAGAACGCGCACGCCATCGTGTCGATCGACGCAATCCTTCAGGGGGCCGCGTGATGCGTTCCGGCACCCTATCCGCAGTGGTCACCCTTCAGCACGCCACGGAGGCTCCCAACGCGTCCGGTAGGATCGTCGCGTCATGGGCGACGACGGCCATCTTCCGCGCCGCCGTTGTCGAGGAAGCCGCGAACGATACCGGCAAGCCCGAAGCGATCATCGGCAAGCGTCACATCACCATCCGCTGCCGCGAGCGCGACGACGTCGAGCTGGCGAGCCGCGTGCTCTATCGCGGGCGACCCTATGAGGTTGTGGAGATCAAAGCCCATGACCGTCGAGGGCTGGAAATCCGCGCCGTGGCAAAGGATGCCGCGTGATGCGCGGTCGCAAGCCCGATCAGATCGCGGCCGATGCCGGTGCGCTGAATGTCGCGCCGTCGCCTCCGGGATGGATGGCGAAGGATGCCAAGGCGGAATGGCGTCGCATCCTGCCCGATCTCGTCCGCCGTCAGACGGTGACGACCTCCGATCTCGGATCGGTTGAAAGCTACTGCGTCGCCGTTGGCCGCGTCCGCGAGCTTGAGCGCCTGATCCAAGGTGCCCAGGTCATCGACCCGAGGTTGTTTCGCCTTCAGAACGGAGCCATTCAGACGGCCCGGCAGCTCGCCGCAGAACTTGGCCTTACGCCGGTTAGCCGCTCTCGTCCGAAAATGGTTGTGCCCGAGCACGACGAAGACTCGCTGGAACTGTGATGGCCGCGAGCACCTTCCCCGAATGGATCTATGACGGCAGCGAAATCCCCGATCCCTTCGGGCATGGCGAGAAGGCTGTCGCCTTCCTGCGACGTCGAAAGCACCCGAAATCCACGCTGCCCGGCAAGGGATTCCAGCTCGACCCGTGGCAAGAGCGGATCGTTCGCCGCATCTATGGCCCGCGTCATGCTGACGGCTCGCGGATCGTCAAGCGCGTGGTGCTGTTGCTGCCTCGCGGCAATCGCAAAACCTCGCTGTCTGCGGCCCTCGCTTGTCTGCATCTCTTTGGTCCGGAGCGCGTCCCCCAGGGCGAGGCGATCTTCGCCGCAGCGGATCGCGAACAGGCGGGCATCGGCTTTCGCGAGGCCCTTGGGATCATCCGCGCCGACAAGCGGCTCGATCCGCATTTCCGGGTCTATGACGCCTTCAACTCGGCGAAGAAGATCGTCTATTCGCGCGACGCCGTGACGCTTCAGGTCATCTCGTCCGATGCCGGAGCGCAGCATGGGCGCACGCCCTCATTCGTGCTCGCGGACGAGCTGCACGTCTGGCGTGGCCGCCTTCTCTGGGAAGCGCTTTCGACGGGAGCCGACAAAATCGACAACCCGCTCTTTGTCATCGCCTCGACCTCCGGACGCGGGCAGGACAGCGTTGCGTGGGAGATCGTTGAGGACGCCCGCAAGGTCGCGCGTGGCGATGTCGATGATCCCTCTATTCTCCCAATTCTGTTCGAAGCCGAGAAGGATGCGGACTGGAACGACGAAGCCCTCTGGCGTCGCGTCAATCCTGGCCTCGCCCATGGTTACCCCAGCATCGAAGGCTTCCGTCGCCATGCGCGGGCTGCGGAGCGCAGCGCGAGCGAACGGGAGAGCTTCAAGCAGCTCAAGCTGAACGTTTGGGCCGATCAGTCGACCTCCCCCTTCCTCGACATGGGCGTCTATGACGAGTGCGGCGAGCCCTTCGATGCCGAGGCGCTGAACGGCCTGCCGTGCTGGATTGGCGTCGATATGTCGACCACGACCGATCTCACCGCCGTCGTGGCCTGCGTCCGCGATGGCGACGACTTCTATCTCATTCCGCGCTTCTTCCTGCCCGGCGACAACCTCCGCGACCGCGCCGAGAGAGATGGCGTGCCCTATGTCCAATGGGCCGAAGACGGCTTGCTCACGGCAACGCCCGGAAACGTCATCGACTATCGCGCCGTCGAGACCTGCATTCGCGACCTCTGTGACCGCTTCGACGTGCAAGAGATCGGCTTCGACCTCGCCTATGCCCAGCCTGTCATGGGGCCGCTGTCCGACGATGGCCTGCCCGTGACGATCGTCCGACAGGGCTGGATTACCCAGAGCCCGGCTTTGAACGAGCTTGAGCGCGTCATCCTCGCGAAGGCGCTGCATCACGGCGGCAACCCGCCTCTCAGGTGGTGCTTTGCCAACGTCGCCATTCACACCGACAGCGCCGGCAACCGCACGATGCACAAAGGCAAATCGACAGGCCGCATCGACGGTGCCGTTGCGACTTGGATGGCCGTCTCACGCGCCGTCGCCTGCGAGAGCGCGGGCACCGCATACGCCGATCCCCACTTCGATCCCTCTGAATTTGTGTGTTAAATCATGGCTGAGTTCGACGCCCCCCAACTTTTGGTAATGCTGGAAGCTCGCATTCGCGAGTTTGAGCGAAACTTCCAAAAGGCTTCTCGCATCACCAACGATAATTGGCGCGGTATCGAGAACCGCAGCCGCGCCGCTGCCCGCAACCTTGAGGGCGTGATGGCTTCGATGGGGCGCAGCCTTGTCGCGCCGCTCTCAGGCATCGGTGCCGCCCTCAGCACCCGAGAAATCCTGCGCTACGCGGACGCCTGGACCGCAGCCAAGAACAGTCTCGCGGTCGTGGGTGTGACTGGCGTTCAGCAGACCGCCGTGCTGAACGAGCTGTTTCAGTCTGCCCAGCGCAATGCCGCTCCGCTTTCGGCATTGACGACCCTCTACGGACGAGCCGCGCAAGTGTCCACAGAGCTGGGGGCAAGCCAAGCCGAGCTTTTGAAGTTCTCAGATGGCGTTGCCGTGGCGCTGCGGGTTGCCGGCACCGATGCGACTCAGGCGTCCGGCGCGCTGCTTCAGCTTGGGCAGGCTCTCGGCTCCGCCAAAGTGCAGGCTGAGGAGTTCAATTCGATCAACGAGGGAGCCCGGCCAATCCTGATGGCCGTGGCGAACGGTATGGCTTCGGCTGGCGGATCGGTGGCCAAGCTGAAAGAGCTGGTCAACGAAGGTAAGGTCACAAACCGCGAGTTCTTCCGCGCCTTCATCGAAGGGATGGGATCTATCGAGGCCATGGCCGCGAATTCATCCCAGACGATCGGGCAGGCATACACCAAGATCACCAACGCACTGACCCGCTACATTGGCGAGACGGATGAGAGCCTTGGTGCCAGTCAGCGTCTCGCCCAGGGCTTGAACTCGCTCGCTGATAGTTTCGGCCAGACCGCAGACATTGTGCTGAAGGTCGCGGCCGTGATTGGCGGTGCTCTTGTCGGCCGTGCAATCGCGCCCATGGTGGCCTCTCTCGCTCTCGGCACGGCCGGAATGATCCAGTTCGTTGCCAGCCTGCGTTCGGCACTCGCCGTCGCTCTGGCCGTGGGCACAGCGACCGGCACCGCCAAGGCGGCGATTGCCGGCATTGGGGCCGCTGCCGGTCCTCTTGGTCTCATCATCGGCGGTGCGCTGGTCGGTTCGCTGGTCCTGTTCGGCTCATCGTCCGCGAAGGCGACCGAGGGAGCGAAGGCTTACGAGGCCGCGCTTCTCCGGGTCGAGCAGGCGGCAAAAAAGACAGGCGACGCGACGGTCGATGCCGCTCAGCGTCTTGTGGCCTCCCAGCGCAGCGCCTTGCTTGCCGGCTTGCAGGTTGCCGAGCAGACCGAACGCCAGACCCAACGCCAGCTTTCCGGCTTCATCCGTCTGGTTGACGATTTTTCGATGCGGCAGTTCATCTCGCCTGCGCAGGTCGAACAGCTCAAGCAGTTGGACCGAGAGCTTCAGAGCGGGGAGAAGACGAGCAAGACGGCTGCGGACGCTCTAGAGGCGTTGGGCCGCAGTCTGAACCCCGGCCCGCTGGTGGATCGGATCAATGAGATCATCGCAGCACTGCGCAAGCAGGTTGCCGTGACGAATGAAGCCGCAGCGGCGCTTGGAGCGCTCGGCGGCGGGCCATCCTTCCGCCGCTCCGAGAACGAGTCGATGTCCGCCTATGAGCGAATGGCTCAGGCGGGGCGCGCGTTCCGAGCCGAGGCAGAACGACGCAACGCGCTGACCAGCGAACAGGTGACGCTCGAGGCGAAGATTGCGGAGATCAGAAAGAAGGCGAATGAGGGCGGCGTTACGCTTCGCGAGAGCGAAATTCGGTCGATGGCGCAAGCCGAGATCGCAGCGGACGAGCGCCGGAGCGGCGAAGGCGGCGGCAGGACCAGCACGCGGCAGCGGCGCACGACGGATGACAGCTTCAACCGCGAGGTTCAGGCAATCCGAGACCGCATTGCCATGCTTGTTCTTGAGCGCGAGACGGTCGGCAAGGGCTATGAGGAACAAGAGCGCCGCCGCATGCAGCTTGAGTTGGAGCAGCAGACGCTGCGGCGGCTTCAAGACACGGCCAGATCAAACGGCGATGCCCAGTGGCGCAATATCTCGCTGTCAGAACAACAGCGCAGCGCCATCGCAGCGGTTGCAACGGAGTATGGCAGGCAGGCCGATGCGCTACGCCGCGTGTCCGAAGGCCATGAGCGCGCGAAGCAGGCCGCAGAGGAGTTCTACAGCACGTCCAAGAACGAGCTTGTCGACGTCGTTCTCGGAACGAAGAGCTGGGATCAGGCCCTTCGCAGTCTCGGCAATCGCCTCGCAAGCCTTGCCCTGAACGCTGCGTTCGACGCGATCTTCAAGCCCGCTGGCGGCGGAGGCCTGTTCGGCTCTCTGTCCGGCATCTTTTCGAAACTGATGGGATTTTCCGAAGGCGGATATACGGGCAACGGCGGCAAGTATGAGCCGGCGGGCATCGTCCATCGCGGCGAATATGTCCTGCCGCAGGAAGCCGTCGCCCGCATCGGCGTGAAGAACCTTGAGGCGATCCGTCGAGGCGTGCCCGGCTATGCCGGTGGCGGAAGCGTCGGTGCGATCCCTGTTCCTGCCATTCCGTCGCCCCCTGCACGCGGCTTTACGGGTGCTAACGCGAGCGGGGCCAACGTCACGATTTCCCCCGTCGTGACGGTCACCGCCAACGGCGGCACGCCTCAGCAGAACCAAGACCTTGCCGAGCGGACGAGCCGCGAGATGATCAACGGCATCCGCGCCATTGTCGGGGAAGAGCTGATCAAGGCCTTGAAGCCCAACGGCCTGATCGAAGCCCACGGGCGCTTGTGAGGGGGTCATGACACTCGCCTATTTCCAGCCCGTTCCCGCTCCCTCTCCGGGCACCGAGAACACCCCGGAGTTGAAGATCCTCGATGCTGAGTTCGGTGACGGCTATTCCCAGCCGACGCCGGACGGGCTCAATCACATGCGCGACGTCTTCCGCCTGAAGTGGGACGTCCTCACGACGGCGCAGGCCGATGCAATCGTGACGTTCTTCCGCACCCAGAAGGGCACGACGCCGTTCTGGTGGCGCGAGACGACGACCGGACCCTGGATCAAGGTGACCTGCAAGGAGTGGTCGCGCACACGCGGCGCGCCCCACACCGTCACCGCGACGCTGCGGCAGTCGTTCAATTAGCCGAGCGAAATTCGACTCAGGTCCTCAAGGGAATATCTGAGGCACGCACTTTCTCCTTCAGATCTTCCATACCAAGACTTTCTAGCTCAAGCACCATTGCGTCATATTGTAGCAATGGAAACCGCGAGGGACCGATGATGACTTGGTCGATCAGCTTGTCTGGCGTCACCCCAGTTAGACCGATCTCCGCGTTATCCTCCATTATGATCTTGTATACGATCTGGGGATAGCCATTGATGACCTCGACGCTCCTCTCTGTAGCCTTGCTTGGCCAGAGTTGGGGCAAGTGCATAATCCGCCACTCTCTTTCTTCAGCGAAACCGGGATGCTTCGTGCAGATAGTCATATTGAGAAAGCATGCAAAAAGCCCCTGCATGACGGTTGCTTGACCCGCGTCTTTCAGCATAGACTTATTGAGTATTATATTTGATATGACCTCTTCTATCTCGTCTTTTGCCTCTTTCTGAGAAAAATATTGAACAGGGTTGGACATTAAACCGATATCGTCTTCAATATACATGGGGTCAGCATTGATGACGAGCGCCGTTCCTGCGATTTGGCTACCATAGGCCCGCCACATTGACAGCCGACCAAGCCCATCTTCCTCTGGAAGGTGTTCCGACATGCAAGCAACGTAGGTGCCTCGCCGGATCGCGGGCAGGTGGGAGTTGAACAAGTCGACGGTCATTTTACCGACGCCGACCGAGCATTCATCAAGCGCCGCAAAAAGCTCGTCTTTCTTCGCAGTTAAAGACTCATTCAGAAGATCGAAGCCATGTTCGATCTCTCTGAAGTCATTCATAGCATAGATGCTCCGCATCCATACGCGACGGTTCCGGATGATGTTGAGGGCATTGGCGGCACTTGTGTAGTGGACCAGTTTTCGTCCCGCATCTTTTGCCTCGGCTCGCTTGCGGGTTGCCGTTGGCATAAAAATCGACTGAATTTGCCTGACTAGTGCCTTTTGCTCTGCTGTGAGCATCTGAAGTGCCTCTCGAATCGCATCACGCATGCTCGCACGTTGCGGCGCTGAATATCGAGATGCTGAGAACTCTCTCCACATCCACCTGCACTGTCATGCTATAATAGGGATAACAAAAAAGCCCCACGCCGAAGCGTGGGGCAGATTAGGTTTTGAAAGGTATCGAGCAATGCCACTCGATGAGTTTGATTATAGCGGAATCCCCGGAGTTTCGCAAAGAAAAGACGAGACGTTCGTCTACAGCAGCCATAGCGACGATGATGAGCGGCGAGCTCGCGAGCTACTGTTCGTGCAAATCGATCAGCTTGACCAGCCGGACCGAGACGGCGCTTCAGCACCCGCTGCCAGCGAGATTTCACCGCTCCCGGTGCGGTCCAAAACTGCCGAAAAACGCACCCGCCGATCGTCCCGTCGCGACCGTCATTTCCTCAGCGAATTGAAAGACTTGGGCCGCCGAAAGGCGCTGCAAGAGTTTCGCGCGACTTCAGTTAAAGCCCCCTCACCCCTCTCTCTCCACACCCCAGACCCAGACCTCCTAGAGCGCATCAAAGCCCTCAAGGCTCGATACCTGACACCCCAGGTCAAAGGCTATCTCAAGCGACAGTTCCCGGACCACAAGCATCCCCCTCTCTGGGAGAAGGCGACCCCGGTCCTCAAGAGCCATTACTGGCAGCAGTCAGTGAGTGAAGCCGGGGGCGTGCCCTTCGTCGTCAACTTCAGCCCTGATGTGATTGCGCGTGCCGAGGGCTCTGCGAAGGGTGCCTTCACTGTCCTCCGGGATCGTGTCCGCGATGCCCTGAAGGCTGAGTTCGGGCAGGCCATGGATTTCTGGTGCGCCCTCGACATTGACGACGACGGCAGGCTTCATCTTCAGGGCGGCATCATCGCCAGCTGGCAGGACAGCGACCGCGTCCGGAAGGCCCTGAAGAGAGCCGGTGGACGCTGGACCCATAGACGGGGAGAGAAGCGCCAAGTTTGGATTGGTGAGCACGGCGACGGCGGCTGGGGCACCTACTGCGTCCGCAACAACGAGGCCGTGCGGCAGCAAGTTGGGCAGCGCGGTGTCTCTGCGTCCCCGACTATCAAGCGGCGTGCTGAGGCTCTGTATGGGCGCGATAGGCTATCGGTCCTGCAAGCGCAGGAGGAAGCCTAATGGCTAAAGAGGCTAAGCCTTACGATCGTCCGGCTCGCCTACCCATGGGCGACGCATCGCCGGAACGGATATTCCGGGCAGTGGGGATCGCGCTTACGACTTGGGAGCGGCTTGAGTGGCGGCAGGCGGTTCTGTTCGCGCAGATTCTTGGAACCCGATCCGAAGCTGCCGCGCGTGCCTATGGCGTAGTAATCCCTGCGGCGACCAAGCGCGACATGATAGTGAAGGCTGCCGAATATGTTTTTGCCAATCAAAAGGATGTTGCTGCATCGATCACCCGGATATGCAATTTAACAGTCAGCTATTCTCAGCTCCGGAACGATATAGCCCACGGAGTTGCTACCAGTAAGACAATAAATGACCGCGACTTTGGATATTATCTGATGCCGAGTGACCGCAACTCGAAGCGGTATGAGCTCCCTTTTACATTCGACGACAGCAAGGGTGAAGAGGGTCTACTGGACATCTATGCTTATGCTTATACCGGTGCTCAGATTGAGGACATTGCCGTCAATTTTGAGCTTCATGGCCGCAGCATCGCGGAAATGGTGGCGAATATTATTGAGCTTCGGTCTCGTCCCGGCTATCAGGACTTGGCATAAGTAAGTAACGCGTTATTTCACCTCAGAAATTCATTGGACGATATTGGAACTACGACTCACGATCCCCCGGTCACTAACACCGAGGGGATCCAATGCACTTCCAACTCGTCCCTGGCGATGACCTCGCCCTCATCCTCGAATGCTCAACCGTCACCCGGCGCGTCTCAGAGCGCCTCGACGCATTCGAGGCAGCACACCCGCTAATCGGGCGACTTCTCGTCACGGTGGATGCCATCACCGGCAATGCGACCGTCGCTAGCGACAGGCCGCTCGCGGATCACCTCGTGCTCTTCCGGTCCGCGCCTGCGCCGGTGTCGATGGTCTATTCGGCACGAAACCTGTGACGGATCGCTATAGAGTAGTTTGTAGGGCTCCTACGCCCTGCACCTCACCCAACTCAAACGGAGGTGCCTTTATGGACCTTATCCCACGCGCTATGCGCGCCTATCACCGGAGCCAATCTGCGTCGCTGGTGGACGCATCTGCGGTTCTTTCAGAAGTCATCGATGGTCCCAGCCGGACCGATGTCCGCCTCTGGAAAGCTGGCAAGGGACCAGTCGCGAGCTACATCGTCTGCCGTCGTGCCAACGCGGCTGGCCTGATCACCCCACGATTCCGGCTTCTAGCAACAGGGGAGGCTGCGTGATGGGCAAGGCTGTCTGGAAGGACATCAGCTTCGAAGTTAGTGATCGTCGCGTCCACGGCCGATACAGGGTCGAGCACGACGTGCTCACCGTGACCTACGATGGCGAGGAAAAGACCACTCAGGTCGGCGGCATGCCGCCTGAGGCGCTTGCGCGACAGCTTCTTCGCGAACTGGTCCGGTAGTCATAGCCTATGGCCGAAGGACTGCTCGCCGCGCCGCTTTCCCGGCGCGGCGGATAACCTAAAGGCCGTGCTTGGCGGCCAGTGACGCTGCCAGCTTCTCGACCGGTTCCATCTGGCGATTTCGGACGTGTTCTGCCTCTCGGATCGCGGTCAGGACAGCGTAATTTATGAGCGTAAGCCGGTGTAAATAATAGAACAGGATTGCGCATATCGCAGGCAGGAATGCGCCACCCGCGACAACTCCCGCAGTGTATAGCGTCGCCATCCGTCCCATGGGATCGCTGAACTGACTAGGTGCATTGGCGGCGATTGCTGCCGCAATGAGCAAGAACGCTATCGCAAGAATTATACAGGCGATAACAGCGTTAGAATCCTTGGGTGGTTCTTTCAT